TGTGTTGTTGGTTCGCCCCTGGGCATCCGTATCCCAACAATAATTCCGTAATTCCTTGATTAGGTTTGTGGATGTGGATGTAACCAAATACGATTGGGATTGCATGATTTGGATTCCGTAGTTGATTGAATCTTTGCCCTTGGTTACGCCCTTGATTCTTATTCCATACCTCCGTATCTCATCAATTGATTTTGGTTCGGCACTATCCGCATAAACGGGTACATGGTTGGGTAATGCCCTTGCAATGTCCGAATTAAGCATTCCCGTGCGATATGCGACCTCATCAACGATTCGTTGACCATTGTACTCATATACGGCAACGATGGCCGTGGGGTCGTTTGTATACCCAAAATCCACACCACAACCAACCAATCTTGCATCCTCTGGTATTTTGTCGATGGTTTGCCAATTTGAAAAGATAACCCCTTGTAGGTTTCCAATCTCACCAAGCCCATATACCCGCCACCAATTGGCCCAATAGTTTGATGTTTCCGCCCTATCCCGTGCCTTTTCAATTTCGTTTACAATTGATTTGTCCAACGCTTCATTGTCTTTGTATGTTAGTACAATCATTTCCGCATCCGCATCATTTACCAATTCACTATCCACCCAAAATTCCGCCACTGGGTTGTAATCCAAGTATATGAATTTACGGGTACGAATCGCCATTTGGTAGTATGATTCCCAATCAATGTTGTTGCACTCATTTACGAATAACACATCACGCCTTGCACCCCTTAACTTTTGTGGTTGGTCTGCGGAAAAGAACTCGATGTATGAATCGTTGGAAAAGGTATATGTCAATGATGATTTGTTCCACTTGTTGGCATCGTACATTCCCACCATATCCATAATTTTAAGGAAATCACGGATGGCACCCCTTCGCAAATGCGGGATGGTTTCCGATACCACAGATATTTCACACTTGGCGTTTTGAACCGCGTATGTGATAAGCATTGGAATAATGGAAAAGGTTTTTGAACTGGATGTTCCGCCCCTCACAATGCGGATCCGTTTACGGAGTTTCGCTATCTTGGTTTGTGCCGTGGTCTTTTGCAACATTACAACAATGAAATCTGTGGTGTTTCTTTGGCATAGTTATCAATCAATGCAAAATTGATATGTGGTGTTCTTGCCCAATCATCGTTGGTATCAATCGGCATTTGTTCGGGTACCTCGTATTTGGATTTGAATATAGTTACATTTTTTAGTTCGTGTTGGTCGATTAAACTATCCAACCTCCCACCCCGTGATGCGGTCAATGTTAAATTGTTAGGTATTTCACCCAACCTTTTAATCCAATAGTTCAATGATTTTGTGTAAGCCCAAAACTCAACTTGTGGGTTTTCCCGTGCAACCTCTAACCACATATCAAAATAATCTTGGTTGTAAAAATCCCCCGCCGCATGGATGCGAATTGCCTTGCACCCTTTTGGAATTTGTATGATACCACCATTTTTTGTGTATTCAAAGTTTTTCCACCGATGTTCGCGTACACCTGGGAATCGTTCTGGCCCCGCCGCATAGCATTTGTATTGCCCCCTATGAATGTCAAATTTGCCCGTGATACGATCCACAGTTACTTTGCACTCCATGGCAAATGGGCAAGTGCTACCCGTGGGCAAGTTCCATTCGTAAACCACGCCACGATAATATCGTGTATTTTTCACAAATTTCATTTGTCTACATCTAAATTGATTCCGTTAAAAATTGGCTTTTCCGTTGTAACATCAATTTGTTGGGTAGGCATTCCAAATCCCGAATCCATCAATTGTTTGTATGCACCCACATCCCCTTTCCTTGCCTTGTGTATCATTGCAAGGGTTATCAAATCTTCTTGGCTTAATTTTTCCAATTCCCCCGTAATGGGGTTTTTGGTGTCTTGCATTACCTCCAACCATTTACGGGCGATGGTGCTTCGGTTCTTTGTACCTTTTGGTTTCCCGTTGGGGTTTCTTATCTCCCCAGGTTGTACGGGTTTCAAATAATCTTTATTTGCCATAATTACATATCATTTACATATCATTCTTCGGGTGTCAATGGTATTGGCATCCAATACAAAACATTTAATCTTTGGTTGGTGTGGTAACAATGCCATTCACCATCAAAGTACACGGCCACAAATGGCATCATTCGGTTTGCAATTGCCAATACGGGAATTTCCTCAACGGGTAAAATTCTTTCGGGTGTTCTCCATGCTTTCATGTTGTAAATTCTAACGCTTCTTTGTAAGTGTCGTAAAATGTTTCTTCTCCGTTGTAAAAATTGGTTACCAAAAAGTCAACTTGATGCCCCATGCAAGAGCAAATTGAAATTCCATTTTCAAGGGCTATGTAAACATAACCCGAATTAGCGTTAAACCCAACTTCCATGATTTCTTCCGCTGAACATTCATTGGCGTATGCCATGAATACTTTTGAAAATCCTTTTGCTTCGCAGTAGGCAATTGATCCTTCAACGCCGTTGATTGTAATGTTGTTTGTCATATCTGTTCTAATTTAATTGTTTCAACTTGTAGTTTTGCAACACACTTTTTGTCATTCATATAATGGCAAATAACTTCTGATGTTGTTGCGTTTAATTGTTGTAAAAAAACGCCCACACATTTCATGTTACCAACTGTGTTTAATGACCATTTAACTTGTTGTCCGATTTCCATACTGCAAATATATATTTTATATTTCAAATAACAAAATTATTTTAACTCAAAAGATGCAGTCATTCGCATTGCAATACCTGCCTTGCCCATTTTATTTTGACCTCCTTGTATTCTTCCGTAATGGTGGCAATTCCATAATACAGATTTTTTTAATGCGTATATCAAACTTGGTGCGCTTGTATTGATAGTATACCGATACCCCCATTTTTTGTATTCAATTCCTATTTCTTGTAAAAATTTAATCCCAAAACCTACTCCTTGATAATCGGGTAAAATAACTAACCTATGTACTCTTTTTTGGCCTTTCATCCTACTGGGTTGTGCCATTACGCTAATGAACCCAGCAATTTGGTCATTTACCATTGCAATGTAAACCGATGCGGCGTTATTATGAGAATGGCTCAAATAATGATACTTCGCAAACATTTTCCAGATGCTTTTATCTGCTGTGGAGTATATTTCAAACTTGATGCTTGGTTTATTTTTTTTTTGCCCTTCAAAAGATTGAAAGGTCATCGTATCGGTGTTAAATATCCAATCGGGTAATAACCAATCTTCCACATCAAAATGACAAGTAACTGCGATAAATTTCTTTTTTGTTTTCCTTATTGCCTTTTGCATTGCAAACGATCCAACTTGTGCTACTTGTCTATCTACTACGGATGTGAATTCATCAAATACAAACAACTCGGTATCCGATAATATCGCCCTGGCTAAATCACAACGCATTTTTTCTCCGTTGCTCAACACGGCGTATGGTTTCAACCAAGATGGTGGTGAACTAAACCCAACTGAATTGAATGCCTTTGTTATTTCTTCAACTGATTTATCTTTTGGCATATCATCCAACACACATTCACCGTTGTAATCAAATGTGGTGATGTATGCGTTTTCAAATAGTTGTTTGGCAATGGTTGTTTTACCCGTTCCACTTTTACCAACTATCAATCCAATTTGCCAGTTATCATCGATGTCAATGTTTCCCGTGAATCGTTCTTCAATTTGGTCGCTTTGTAAATCAAATTTACCAATGATTGATGCAACACGAAACGATTGTTTTGGTTGACTGCGTTTTACAATGTCAAAATTCGGCATTCGTACCCCTCCTCAATTAGTTTAATGTACGCTTGTTCTTGTGATTGTTCATCTTTACAAATTATTTCAATGCGGAATGATGATTCAATTTTGTCCGATAAATCATCGGGTTCTACGCTGTCAATAATTTTTGGAACTTCCAACCCCCATAAATCCAATTCCTCTGGGTTCCAATCGTTTGCCAATGCATCCCAATCCCATTCACCAAATCCCACATTGTCTTTGATTAAAAATTCCCGTTCTTGTTCCTCTGTTAGGTTTTCCGCTTTGATGATAGGGATTTCTTTCAATCCGATTTCTTGAATGGCTTTCAATCTCATGTTGCCACCCAACACCATCATTTCATTGTTTACCACAATGGGGCGTATCTCCAACATTTCGGGAAAATCCTTAATTGATTGTACTAACTTCTTGAATTTGTCATCCTTCAAAATTCTGGGATTGTTTTCATTCGCATGAATGTCCGTTGTTTTTACCCATTCTATATTCATTTGTTCATTTTTATTTGGTGTGTGATAATTAAAAAATCTTTGTGTTGTTTCTTATCTCCGTATTCAATATGGCATTTTCTGCACAATGCTTGTAGGTTTTCAATAACATCCTTTGTTTTACTCCCGCCCATTCCACGGCAATCAATATGATTGATGTCAACCGCCTGGCTTCCACACACTTCGCACGGGATAAAATCGGATGTGTCATACCCAAAATAATTCAAATAAATTTTTGTATGTTTTTTCATTGTTGATTCCCTTTTCGTATAACCTAAACGCCACCGATTCCGATACCCCCATCCGTTCGCCAATTGCTCGGAATGTGTAATGGTAATCATCGCGTAAAATCATCACAGCGTATTGCTTTGCAGTTGTTTTACTGCGGTTAACCATGGCCCCCATTTTGCTCGGTCTTGAAATTGTATTCTGCATTTTGTACACATATAAATTTGGTTGGGTTCAATCATTGGCCCCGTTTCGTTTATCAATTCTTTGGTTGATTCTTTATTGTTATCGCAACAATCACAAAGGTTTCTCGTAAGTTTCATAAACCTGGGTTAACTCATTTATCATGGTTTGCCATGCCTTTGGGTTGCAAGTACACGGCTTGTAAATTCTTTTGCTCTGGAATACCCTTGACCAAATTTCCGCAACCTTCGTGGCTTCCATCGGTGATAAGGTTTGGGAATTTACCGATTTGAAATGTGTCCACCAATCGTATTCGCCTTCGGTCATACACAATGGTTTCCGATTTGGAAATAGTTTGTTTAATTTGTGTTTACGGGCATCGCAACCGCAATCCTCGGAGTTTACCCATTTGACAATGGCTTCAATCCCCGTGGCTTTCGTTACCTTCTGAATCGTATCCCCCAACCCGATGGATGGTCGTGATTCGGTAAATTGTTTCCGTGTGTCGCTTTTCTTCTGCATATATTTTGTATTTGGTTTGTGTTCGTTGTTTGATGTGTTGTTTGGCGTTTTTGATTGAGTTAAAAACCGAATGTGTTGGTATTCCCGTGCGTTTTTCAATATCCCTCATGGAATGTCCATAGACAAAATGTAGTTCCAATAACATCTGGTCATAATCTCGCAGTTCATCAATTGCCTTTTTTACTTCACCCATCAAGTCCAAATGTGCCATTTCAGCCATTTCGGGGCTTTCTACGGGGTTAAATTGGTCTTGGTGTGGTATTGTCTTGTTTGATGCCCGTTTGATGTCCATAAACGCATTGTGTAGCATCTTAAACAAATAGATGGTGTTGATGGTTCCGTTGTAATTGGTCAACCTCACAAAATTTCCCTCCGCCAATTGGATTTCCGCCAACTTCAAATACATTGATTGTACCATGTCATCCGCTTCATCGTTTGATGCACCAATGTATTTGGCAATCTTGATCCATTCAATGTGGCGTTTGGCTATGGCTTCAAGTGTTACCAATGTATGCTTCGATTTGTAATTTGAAATCCTCAAACGAATATACCACCACATAATGATAATTCATCGCGGTAACCAATTTTTCCCATTCTTTTTGATGTACTGATTGTTTGTTTGGTTTGACTTTGAGTTCGATGAATAACCCGTGGTGTGTTTGTGTGGGGATGAATAACACAAGGTCGGCCACCCCTGGCAATACTCCCTCGGCTTTTAACCTTTGGGCCGTTCGCAAATCCCGTGATCCTCCGTTGGGAACATGAATCAAATGGTTTGCATATTGGCGATGTGCCAACCGAAACCACTTAACGCAATTGATTTGTAAACGGCTTTCCAGGTGCTTCATTCTCCATCCAAATAAATTGTTTTGGCTTTGGTGAATCCCGCGTTGTACGCCATTTGTTGGTCAATCTTTTCCTTCATGAAAAAATGTTCTTTGGTTTCGTGGGGTGGCACGGCCGTTGGGTAGTTTTGTTCCAACCATTCAATAAATTGTTCTAATGCGGTTTTCATGGTGTCGTATTTGTTCATTTCGTTTTTACTTGTTGTATTTTCCATTCAACTAATTCCAATGCCCGTTTATAACCTTCCGCATAACCATCGGAATAACTCATTTCCTTTCCTGCGATTTCCATTTCTTTGGCTTGTTCTTTTAATTGCTTTAACCTTTGATTTTTTTCATCTTTTGATATATGTTCAGCCCAATAATCATAATGTAAAATTTCCATTTGTTCTGCCAACCATTCCAC